GCCCATTATTCATTTTCCATTGTCTGGAGAAGGTACGCCTCGCTACGTCTTGCAGCGTTTAGTGAGAACCAATCGATTTCAAGAAGGTAGTCAAGCCCGTAGGTTGACTAGTGGACATAAGATGAGTAATAATTTTCGAGTAGTATTGTCTGGAGAAAATTGTGTTCATTCTGAGACTTGTGGTTGTGTACTTACAATCGAAGGAGTTTCGTTGAAAACAATGGGTTTTAAGGCAGAAATTACTGAAGGGACATTAACGGAAAAGTATAATGAAGCAATATGTCGTGTTAATACGTATAATTTTGATACTCGTTCAACTCTTTGTTCTGAGAAGATTGGAGATGAAGCGTTTTTTCGGTCTCAGGTGATTCCAAATGGTACGATGCGTCCGATTCAGCCTATTGTTGAGAGTCGACCGCGGTGGCCACAGCCTATTATTCTTCCCTCTATAAATCCGCAGGTTTTGAATGCGTTGAAGAGGGCAGATTTTCGGTATATGAAGTATCGTTATCCTCATATGCATATTTCATGGCAATTGATGAAAGAGATATGGGGAGATACCGTAGAGTCGCCTTCCTTGACTGCTCTTTGTTTGAGGAAGGATTCGATGTTTCATTGGGCATGTGGAACAACAAATGGTCATCCGCATGTGTTGGCAGCGATGGCTGATTTGTATCCGCAGAAGTTGGGCCGAGCTATTCTAAGTATGTCGCGCCCTGAGAATGGTGATGCACCTAAGGATGCGTTTAAGTATTTGAATGAAGCGATGGATCTTTTGTATCGTAAGATGCGGGTTGATCTTACCAAGAAAGATGTGTATAAGTTAACATTTGCCTCCCTTAAGGATATGTATATGGGAGCATCTAATGGTAAGAGTAACGGAGATCGATATGAAATTCCTGCTACCAATGAACACCCGGAGAAAGTTAAGGTTTCCCCGAATGGTAAAAAAATAGACACCTTTGAGCAAGAGGTAGATGCTATTTTGGAGTATCTTCGTACGGGGAAGGAACCAAATATTCCCTGGGTAACACCGCCGAAAGATGAGACATTTATTGGATTTGATAAACAAATGTCGGAAGAAAAATGGGCAGCGTGGAGAGAGAAGCTTAGGGTGTTCAATATTCCATGTTCTATTTACATTTTGATGGAGCGATTGGTATCGCATATCAGAATGTTTCGAGAGCGAGGATGGGTTATCCGAATAGGTCACCGGTGGTCACATGGTGGAGCAGATACAATTGCACGTTGTCTGGGAATTGATATGTTGAATTGTTTTATTCAGCAGATGTGTGAAGGAGATGCTCGACTATATGATCAGACTGTTGTGGAGCAGTGGGTAAATTTATACTGGTCTACGATGTCGAACTTCATTGATCCACTATCTGAGGATTACGCAATATTTGAGCAAATAGTCAAATTTTTGCTTAAGAATATGATAATGCGTATTACACAGTTGTTTGGTACGATATGGGGTGTGGTAAAAGGTGGAGTTCCGTCAGGTGCGTATAATACGAGTCACATGGATTCATGGATTATGGCAATGTACTTTATGCTATTTGCAATTTATCAGGTGCGGACTGCGCCAGAGGAAGAACAAGAAGATTTGGAATTGGAGTTGTTAACTATTATTATGATTATTGTGTATGGCGATGATCATTTATATAATAAGGGTACAGGTAAGGGAGCAACGTACTTTTCGGCAACAAATTTTAAGCATTTCATGAAGAAAAA